CATTGCTGGCATAGTCCACGATCACGATTGATGATGCGTTGCCTTATCTTGCGCCACTTTGATGTACTTCCATTCTCCGTTAAAGCACTCATCAATAATAGTTCCTTTGCTGATGGAATGACCATGCTTTGCACATTGAACCATATCGCTTATTGATGTATTTGATTGATGCATCTATCTGCCTATAGCCATCCAGGTTGCGATACCACTTAGAACGCATCTGCCCTAATCCGAAGTGGCTGCCATTCTTTGCTCGCACATCCCATGTTCTATTTTCTTTTGTGATGATGTCCTTAAAGCACATAAACTCATTCCATTCAATAATCCTAGAATGTGCATATAGCTTGTAGTGATCGATGGTTGTAGCTTGTGCGGGTTGCATCTGTATTGAAAGCGAGGCTATGAAAGAGCAAAGCACTCCCCAAACCACCAGTCTCCTTAGCGAGCTACACGCCTTCAGGCGCTCGCTTGCAGAGCTGGATGGTAGCAAGCCTGTCAAGCGCATCAAGTTATCCACAGAATTTTGAGCGTACGCTCGGCGTGTTATCCACAGGTTATCCACAGGCCTCACTGATGCCCCCATCCGTCACCCTTGAAGTGAATGGGTGTTGCCTGATACACCCTGGACATAATGATCGTGCAGTTATCACAATTTGGAATTGGATAAATGTCATTGATGCCTGCCGATACTGATTTAACCTGGCTGCACACATCGCATCGATACTCATAAATCGCCACTGTAAGCCGTCTCCTTATCTAATATGACCACACCCATAACACCGCAGCTATTGCACTCCACCACTTCCACATAAGGTGGCAGGGTGTCAGTGACCTTTCGGACTGTGTGATTTGTCAGCTTCTTTTCAATTCTGCACTCATATTTGATTTGCATAGATACTCCTTGAGAAGTTGGCCATAGGGTGCAAATCCTGCTGGCCTATCCACCATGAGCCATCACTACGCTGATGCGATGGTCTACGGGCTACCGCTACGGGAATCCAGCCGCATATCCAGTATTTTGGCATCGATCCTGTAACCAGGATTGCCACATCTTCCTTGCGGTCAAGCTCTGAAAGGATAAGTGACCCATTCTGCCACTTTGTCCATTTGACCTCGATGTTATTACCCACATCAGCCTTCAGCTTGAAATTGTCAGCTGTTAAATCGATGGGCTTCCTGAAGTATTTGGCTACAGCTAATTCAGCCCCAAATGCTTCGCTTTGTTGCATGACGAACGCTGGGAAGTTAAGCCGCTCTCTGTCATTCTGATAATTCCGTTTGACAGTCACGCCTTCCCATTGAGGTATGTAGTCTATGGCTCTACGCAGCCCGGCCTTTGTGATTGCTACCTGCGTGGCGTTATCTATCTGAATTGGAATCATTTGCAGTCCTCGCAAAGCCAAATCAAATCGATCCCATTAGCTTTTACATAGTAACCAGTTGCCAAAGGCTTATGCCGCACACATTCATCGCAGATTTCATGTTCTCCAGGCTTGAAAATCTCTACATACCCCATTAGATACGCTGCTTCCACTTGCCATCGCTACCTAGCACCATCCACTGCGGTGGGCATTGCTGGGCTTTGGTCTTTTCTGTGCAGAAGTATGCGCCCCAGGCTTTTCCATTCTTTTCGCCCTCTTTCCAAATCATGTGGCCATGCTTACAAATAGGCGCTTCCGCTTGTAGCTCACCGCCCAGTTCATCCTTGATTTGGTCTACAGCTGCCTTGACTGTGGTGAACCCATCTTCCCAAATTGGCTTAGCCCAGGGATCATCCTCGACAAATGCTTTTGGCATAGTCTCGACTTGCTGCATATCTTCGCGGCTAGGCTTTTCCTCTGTGCCTAGTACCACGCTGGCAGCTCTACCGATTGCGCTGCTCACTGTGTCCTCGACATACCACCTTTTCATTTGTGGATTGTAAGCGCCGACCATTCCATGCGCGTAGTCGATAGCGGCAGGTTCTTTGTCCTCGTAATGGCGATAGATACGGCACTCTATGAGGATGTAACCCTTTTCAGGATTCCAGTCGATGATTGATGTGTGGATTTTATTTGTAGGCCAGGTGGCGTGCAGTCTCTGAACCTTCTGATTTACTGTCTCGTAATTGTCCAGGAATCCCATTAGCGCACCGCCTTTCGAGCTGCGATTTTGCCTCTGATAAATCCTTCGCGTTTGCCTTCTTTGAGGCCTGCGGTATAACCGAATGTAAAGCCAATTGCAACGCCTATCAGTAGCCACATAGCCACTTCACCGATTGAGTACATTATTGCTCCCGTTCAGGGAACTACTGTGCTTCGCTCCCTGCCATAACTGTGAAGCAAAGCTGTGACAAGGTCAAGATTCCTGCGTATCGTTGGGCGTGTCGGCTCGCTTTTCGGCTTTATCCTTTAAGCCATTTGATGCTAGCACCGAGCCAAGTGCGCCTGTGAGGAATACTGTCAGGGTGGTTAGAAGCTCGATGAACGCACGATCGTTGGGCGCTTGTGCGCCGATTGGCTGTGTAACGAATATCAGCGCGTACAGCATCCCCATCACTGATAGGGCAAAGACCAAAGCCAGGCATACGCCGATGAATACGATTAAGCGGGCTTTGAGCTGCTCATTGCTTAGCCTACGGCTGTGCCTGGGTGTCAATTTCATCTCCAAATAAGTCTTGAGTGCAGACTCCCGTACTAACACACTCTGGCGGATTACATTCAGGCTTTTGCCAGTTCTCAAATTCCTGGCATGGATACCTAACCCATCCATCGTATTGACCACACGCAGATAGCCCTATCGAAAGCGATAACCATAGGGCTACCTGTTGTAGCTTTCGGGTCACTTCCCCTTAACACCGAAACTTGAGTCATTTGGATTCAGCCAACGCATGATCACTGGCAGTACGGCTGCAAGGCCTGCGCTAGCAATTGCCTTTGGGTCGGTGACTCCAGCCATGTAGACGGCCACACCAGCTGCTAGGAATGAGCGCGCCCATGAGGCCGCCATAGGTTTGATTTGGTTCATTTCTTCTCCTTCTTCTTCAGAATGGTTTTCTTTGGTTTAGCCTCGATGACCACCGCAGGATATTCACCCTTGAATGGCACATACTTAGGCCGACCAAATCCCACGATCTCTTTGCCGATGGTGCGCTGCTTAATCATCACCATGCCGCCATTGCGTTGATCGCCAGTTCCCGATGTGTTGCCCTCGATGCAGGTAATGACCTTGCCATCGATTGCTGCCACGATGCCCACATGGCTGATGCGGTCTACGCCATCATGCGGAAAGTCCATGAACGCCAAATCGCCCAGCTGTGGTGTCTCATTCCAGCGGCCGATGTCCTTAAATTTATGTGCGCCTGTAGCTGTGCTAACTACTGATGGTGCTTTGACTCCAGCCTGTGCCAGTACCCAGTTGCAGAATGAACCGCACCAGGGTAGGCCGTTGGCCTTTGTGAATTCTCCATATTTGGTCAGATTGTCAGGCACTTCTACATAGCCAACCTCACCCAAAGCAATTGCAATTGCCTGGGGTGCTGTGCCGACTGGGTATGTCATCCGCGTAGGGCTGCGATCTCTTCAGCTGTGAGGCCGATTGCTTCGAGCTTTGCGACAGCTGAAGCGGCTGCGGTAGCTTTGGCAGCTTGTGCGGCTTCTTCTTCCTGGCGCTTCTCTTCTGCGATTGCCGCTGCGGCTTCCATCTCGGCTACTTCTTCATCGGTTAGCTCGATGATTTGCTCTTCTTTGGTTTCGCAGTTGATGATGATTTTCGTTGGATTAGGCATTTTTTACTCCATATACGTAGGCGGTTGAGTATTGTGCGAACCCTGCATCGGGCAGCAAGGTTATTCTGTTGATTGCGGCTGTACCTGTCCAAATGCCAGCAACCAAATCCATATACTGAGTAGTGGCGTTTGTTTCTGCAACTGTGTCAAATGAGACAGATTTTTGATTTGATGAAAGATAGTTGGGTACATAGAGTTCAGAGTTCGCAAATGTGCTAGCGGTTGCACCGCCGCCGTTTGTATTCCAAAGAAGCATCTTGTTTTGAGATGTGCTGGCATAACTAGCCGCCGATGCTCCGTTGCCTTCGATTGTTCTTGTCGAGTAGTTAGTGCCTGAATCATTGTTAAAGCGTAGATAAAGATATGCCCCTGCCCCGCCTGTGGTGTCTCGGATTGAGCATTTGACTACCAAATCCGTGTAAGTGCTAGGGATAGAAGTAAAATCAATAGCAGCAGCCCCACCTGACCCGACTGTAGAAGAAGCGATTAACTCAAATGTATTTGGCATTATGCGCTCGCAATTCCGTATAGGGTGAAGGTTGAGCCAGTCGAAAATGTGTAGCCTGAACCATTATAGCCAGGCCACAGCGTAAGAGAAGTAATAGCAGCTGTGTTACGCCAAAGTCCAATGTTGCAATCTGTTGATTCTGCGGCGTTGCCTCCGCGAGCAATAACTATTTTATTAGTTGTAGTGTTTGCATAATTCATAATGTGAGCAACAATGGGCGAGAACGTAGAACCGCTTTCAGTAGTTCCAATGCGATAAAGGTCTATTTCTCGATAGTTAGAAGCACGACTAGACGAAGCACTTGAGCCGTTGCCGCCAATAGTAGTAAAAGAATAGTTTGTCGAACCTGTTGAATTATCAGAATTAAAGGTCAGCCCCACGCTATCGCTAAGAGAACCACCGCCTCGGTTATCTGTTGCCATTATTACCAAAATTAAATCTGTGTAACCTGAAAAAGAACTGAAGGATACAGAGGACTGCGCACTTCCCAAAGTGGTAGTAGCTATCGGCGTGTAAGTAGAACCTGCTGGCATTTATCTATCCTTTGATTCCGTAAAGGGCGAAGTGTGAGTATTGCACATAAGAAAAGCCATCAAATGGCGATAATGTAATTGAAGTAATTGCATTGGTATTACGCCATACTCCACTTGTCAAATGGATAACGCCTGAACCATTGTTATCTACTCCACCTAATGAGCGTGAAGTTTTGTATTTATTTGTATCTAAATAATCCAATACATCGCAGACAATTGCCCCAAATACGTTACTGCTTGCGCTTGCGCCTGCAAACTTGTCCATAAAGCTCTGATTGGTATTGGCTTCGCCATAA